CTTTACTGATAACTCAACGGAACAATCTTTGAAGGCTTGCAAATCCTGTTCAAAGCGTTTTCGGTTGGCAAGGGTTAGCTTGCCTTCTTTAATTGTTCCGTATGCTGTAATCGTTGGCATCAAAAAGGCAAGTCGTCCACCGCTTCAACCGGCTCTGCTGTAAATACTGTTTCGTAAGGCGGCAGCACTTCCCCGTTGCCGCTCCTGTGCGGTGCAGGCTTGCCGTCAGGATGCCCGTTGCTTACCGGCTTAAATTCCTGTTCAACAACATGGGGCGTTGCTTCTTTGTTCCTGTTGAAATAAGCTGTCAAGTATTCCTGTAATTCTTTGTCAAGGGCAATGGCTGCTGCGTTAGTTTCTTCGCTAACAGGCAATGCCTTAAATACCGGGGTAAAATAATTTGTTGCGCCTTTCTTTGCAGGTGTTGCACTCTCAATCTTTACGGCACATTTGTACAGGTCTTTTCCTTTGCAAAAAGTTATCCATTCGCCAATAGCGGAGCCGTTCATTTGTATATTTCCGATAACCAATTTTTTGTTGGCATCGTAATAAGCGATGTAAACAGATTGCGAATAGCAGGCCCCGAGGTTAAGTATTGGCGCAAGGTCTTTGTAAAGCGCTGTTGTAACCGTTCCTTTTTTAGTTTTAACGGTAAACATTTCAGTCCGTGTATCTCTTACTTCGTTGCTCCAAAAGCCCGACTGGTCGCTGTCTGAATAGCCTTTAATTGTTGCCAGCCTGTCGAGAACCAGGAAAGTAAACGGCAAACCAACAATAACGTTTTCGCCTTTTTCGCCGAGCGATTTGTCAAAATATTTCAGCTTGCCGGTGCTGCCCTGCCATTCGTAATAACGGGTGGAAGGGTTAATTAATTCTGTGTTGTTTGAACGAGACATAGTATATTTGTTTTTTAGTGATGAATATTTTTATTAAGCCGCTGTTAACGCAGCGGTTTTGTTGTTTAAAGCGTTGTTATTTGCTGCCTTTTGCAGATTGTCATACAGGACAGATTTTTTTACAAACACTAACAAAGCTGGAAGCATGGATATACTTGTCATAATTGCCACGCCGTTTGTAATGCCATATTCAACAGATACAGTATGCTCATCGCTTATTAATGGCGCATCTTCTTTTGTTAGCTTGTAATTAAATGTGTATGTCATGTTTATTTTTTTGTTTGCTCTTTATAAATAGCCTGCCACAGCCTGCCTAAGCTGGTTTTTGGTTCTTTATTAGCCAGCTTCGCAATTAATTCAGGCGTGAACTCCGGCGGGCCCGGTATTGGCTTAAATACTTTTACAGGCACGCAACCTGAACCCGGTTCAAAATCTTCTGACGTTACATTTTCATATCCTTCAACATTAAAATCACCTATCACATTTTCAGGGAACAGGTTTATATATCTTTTACCGTTGCCGTGCAATAATTCTTTGTCTGTGTATGTTTGTTGTTTGCTCATAAAGTTTTTTTTAAAAGAGGCACAGAGTAGAAACCCATGCCTGTATGCTTTTTGCTTGCCAATATGAAAAAAAGTAAATGATGTTTACTGTGTGTTGTGGGTGGTGGCTGCATTTGGTTGCTGGATTGAAATTGTATTTACCAGCGCCTTGCAAGGCGGCAATTCACACACCACCCACTTCAACACAGTAATTATTTTTAAGAACTATATAGTAGTTGGATGTACTGGTATTCCAAATGGTTAGAATTTTTAAAGCCTCGGTCTTGTCGCCGCTCCACTATTCACAACCAATACACCCATACTACTATTTCAAAAAACTTCTTGTGCGGTGGGGTGGACTTGAACCACCAACGATTGCCTTAGAAATTCGTATCTCCTTCCGTCGAAGGCGCTTTACCAATTCGCCACCACCGCATTTCAAAAAACTTCTTTAAAAGGGGCAGGCAAACCAACCCTGCCCCGTAACTCAAACCAAACAATGAAACTATCTTACCTCATGTATAAATGATTTCAAAAGCCCTACTGTAAGCCATCGGGTATCTTTAATCTTTTTTAGCAATTCTTTTTTGCTTTGCTTATGCCCTGCTTTTGGTGTCATCCTCGTAAATTATTGATTCATCAAATGGGCAGCCTAATTGTTGACTGCACTGTTCTATTTCATCACGCCAAGTTGGTTCCTGTTCTTTATCTACAAAGTCAATAACATAAATTTTATACAGCGTGTAAAAAATGATACACAGGGCAATGCCAACGCCTATCCAGGGAATGTATTTGTCAATCATTTTGCTTTATTTCTTTGATTAATTTGAAGCATTGAAAAAGCACAGCGGCTATCTGAATCCATATAAATCCTACTGCTATGTTAAAGGCTGTTTGCATGGTTGAATCAGTTTACAGGGTATTTGATGTTTAATTTTTTTAGTTGCCTTTTTATTTTATTTATAGCGTTAGGGCGTTTTTTCAAATTATTTTTTACACTCTCCACTGCTTTTGAAAGACTGGATTCGCTTGCCGCAAGTGCGCCTGATTCTAAATGTGATATTCTGCACCAACCCCTGCCTTTTGTAAAAAAGAAACTCATATCAGAAATAATAATTAAATCCCCCTCAATAGTTTCTACCAACCCACTTTGTCTTACTATTTTAAATGCGCCCATACGTTTATTTATTAAGTTTCTCAATCTCTTTTACAACAGCCACCCAACTATCCAGCAATACATTCGCTGCTTCTTTTTTACAAAGGCGCATTCTTTCCTCTATTATATCCAGCCTTGTTTGCAGCCAGTATAAGCGGTTGTAGTAGATGGGGAGGTGTGATTTCATTTGCTTTCGTTTAACTTGCTTTCTACATAAAAAGACAAGGAAAGAACCTCTGTATAAATAGCATAGAGCATATTGCCCTTAATCAAAAAGCATATCGATAGTATCATACTTAATAGGCTTGCTACTAAAAGAACCGTGTTAAAAATTCGCATTGTTATAGTTTAATAATTAATAAATTTTCCCGGTTTAATATCCTCCGGCTCAATCACCGGAGGACGGTCGTTCATCGGATAGCCACTTCCTTTCATCGTGGCAATTATTTGAATTTTAGTTTTTAGTTGTTATGCAATCTTCCTCATTACCACATAACTCTCTATCCTTTGTTCCCCTGCCCATGTTTGATTCTTTCATGTTAGGCGGCTTTTTCGTTTGGGGTTTGTTCTAATAATTCACTATCTTTCAACTCAGGCTTGTGTTTTTTGATTAAGTTCAAAACACCTATTTGGGTAAGGCGCTTGTCTTTGTCAAGTATCAGCCTTTTTAGGTAGCCTGGTTTTACTTCTAATTCCTGTGCAATTTCCCCGTACAGAAGCCCGGTATCTGTAATGGCTTTTAGGGCTTTTTCTGATATTACTGTATTCATTTTGTAGGTATTTAAAACAGCTTTTATGTTTTACAATTATGGTACAAATATAAAACTTATTTTGAACTAACAAACAAAATACAAAACTTTTTTTGAACTATTTTTGCAATGATGTTGCAAATAATTGGCAGCGACTTTCGGGGAATTATTGAAGCGGACTGGACGGGACTGCGATTTAAGTATTAATTTAGGGCGTGTTTAAACATTTTGGTAAATTTTAGGGCTGATAGATAACAGCACGATAAGGAATGCGGAGTGGTAAGGTTAGAGGTTTACTTCCAGTTCTTCACCTGTCAAGGCAAATATTAAATTTTGGAGTTGGTGGAGGTAAAATACCTTTGCTATATATGTGCGTTCCTCTATATCTAAAGGGCAATATTCAACTTCAAAAAATTCAATTGGCAATCCAACCGGGCTTAATACCATTGTGCCAATCCTGTAATCAAAGTAATCCAATGCTTTTCTTTCATCAGGGATATAAGGATTGTTTTTGTGATTATAATAAGCATTTTTTACAAACCCGCACTTCTCTAATATTTCGGGTGAAAGAACGATGCCCTTATATAATTCCAATTTATAACAGCCTATAACCCCATCCCCATCAATCCGCTGGTTAAATGAGTTCTCATTAATATTTTCCACCCTTTTCCATTCCCCATTTGGCGCTTCAATAATGTTCCCTATCCTTAATTCCTGTGCTTTTACCATAACTGCTAATTTAATACATAAATAATATACAAACTCTATTTAAGCACCTTACTTACGGAGCCTATCTGATATGCTGTATTACAATCGCACCTTTCAAATCAATACATACGACCTTTAGCGTATTGAATCTAAGAATTAAAGCCCTTGAAGCAAATAATTCAGGATTGCGGCTGCCCTTACTTTGGATGCTAATTCCGTTTCGTGCTTTTTTTCTTAAGGGTTGTCAGTTCGCCGACATTGCCCAGAACAGCCAGGGTAGAAACCCATACAACAAAAACAGTTTGAGATTTTCATAGGATTTAATCAGTCCATTACCAGTCAAACATTTTATAAACACTGGATTTATGTTTGAGTTATCCGGTAAATAAAAAAGCCCCGATGGTAAGAGCATCAGGGCAGGTAGATGTAGCTGTCCAGAGTTTATTATCCCTGCTTTCGCTGTCCAGAATATTTCACCCCTGCTACTATGTACATACCCAAAAAGTTTGCCTCTTACTCAATCATTTTGGATAACTATTTCAATAAACTAAATGCAAGGTAAAGCACAACTTCCAAATAAAAAAATATTTTCAGAATATTTTGAAAGTCCGGTAAAGTTTGTACCTTTGGGAAAATCCAATATTTAAGCCAATACAATGGCAGCTCCAAAAGGAAACAAATTTGCATTAGGCAACACAGGTGGCAGGCCCCCTAAGTTTGACAGCCCCGAATCTTTGATGGAAAAGATTATTGAATATTTTACAGGATGCGAAGAAAATAATTCCAAAGCAACTATTACCGGATTAACACTTTTTCTCGGCTTTGAAAGCCGTTCCAGCCTTGACGATTACGCCGAAAAAAATAATGAGTATTCGTACATAATTAAAAGGGCAAAGCTGGCTGTTGAAAATAGCTATGAAACTTCAGGGCAGGCGTTTGACATTTTCGCACTTAAAAACATGGGCTGGAAAGACAAGACAGAAACCGGCTTTACAAATAACGAGGGCAAAGATATTTCACCAATTACCGGAATGGTAATAACATAATAAACCTATGAACACAAAACGGTATTCGGGAACCGTAAACAATTAGTTAACCACCAAAGCGCCCGAACGCCGAGGTGGTTATTTTTTTACTTATGGGAAGGGTTTGGATAAGGACACCATTTAGCACTGAAAAGAATTTAGGCAAGGCTTATAACGAGGAAATGGCAATGATACCTGAATGCGACGCCGCCTGTTTGATTGATGGGGATGTGATGTTTCTAACACCTGATTACGGGCATATTTTGAACGATTACCACAACCGTTATCCCGATGCTGTATTGACTTGCTGGACAAATAGAATACACGAATTAGCAAAGGGGCAATTATTAAAGGATGCAGGCGATGATATAAGGCAGGTAATACCAGCAGCCAGGTTTATTAAGAATAACCAAACAGTTGAACCAATACAAGGCACAGTTTCCGGCTTCTTACTTGTCGTTCCCAAAACAGTTTGGAACAAACACAAGTTCACAGAGGAAAACTTATATAAGCCCGGGCAGCCGAATTTATTGGGAGTAGACAATGAATTTACAAACAGGATAAGAAGGAACGGTGTGCAGGTATTAAGAATGAATGGCATGTTAGTTTGGCACACATACCGTTTGCTCGATGGAAGTAAAGCGCATTTAATGTAAAAAAATATATGGAAACAAACACTGTATTATTATCGCTTGACGAATACAATAAACTAAAGGCAATCGAGGCTGCTGTTGCAGAAGGTAAGCATGTAAAGGTTTTGAATTATTATGACGATTCACAGAGAGAGCAGCGTACTTATTTGATAGTAAAGTCAGAAGCCGCTATTGAAGATGCTTTTAAAATAATTAAAAGAAAAGAAACAGAAGCAGCCAGCTTGCATTCCGAGCTGTATAAGTTTAAGTGGGGTAAAAAATGGTATCAATTCTGGAAATAAAATGACAATCACAAGAGAGGAAATATTAGAAAAGTTATTAGGCGAAACACCCGTATCAATAACCAGGTGCGGCGACGGCGAAGCGATTGTACTAAACGCAACCGCAGGATATAACGAATTTGAACTGGCAAGCGTGGCGGTATTAAAGAGGCAAATGGGTTACTCTCCTTCTGTAGAAGATGTAAAAGCAATACGGGAAAACTTAATCGAGTGCTACAACAACTGCGACTGCATAGGAGTACCTATGCACAAACAGGAAACAAGCAGCCACTGGAAAAAGGTATTTGACATACTGAATAAAAATACCCAAAACGACGGCGTGTATTGTGATATAGACATTGCTTATCAAATGCTGAAGGATGACAGTTACGAAAGGTTATTAATGAACCGCAAGCGCCTGTATTATGTTTCATGCCGGGATTTGGATGAAGGCTTTAAAAGAAAGTATGGTGTTTCTTATGCAGTACGATACGCTATTGCGCCGGAGGCAAAGTTTACCAGTGGCTATGAAGGCGAAGCGCACTACCCCACACAGTTTAATAAAATACAGCGCTGGATGGATAAGGTAAACCCTGACAACAGACCACACCTGTTATTAGTTGGCGCCGGGGTGATAGGCAAAATATACTGTAATTGGTGGAGGGATAGGGGCGGTATCGCAATGGACGTTGGCGGCGTGATGGATATTTTTGCCGGATATGTTACCCGTGGCCCTGAACGTGGGCTGGATAAGTTAGACCCAAATCCAATTTATAAGTTATGAAAAGAGAAGAAATATTAACAGATACAGTTCCTGAAATAGTAGAAATAAAAATTGAAGATGTTATTAGCAAGCTAAATAAAATGAAGAATAAAGGCGCAACTCATTTAGAGTTTGATTACAGTGGTAAAATGGAGTGTATTTATGTTAGCTACTTAAAATTAACAACTAATGACTAAAATCTACTCCCATATCCACCCTGAAAAACTCTTGCACATCATTGTAAGAAAACAGGATATAGCAGAAGGGCGCACAGACATCTGCCCGCCTGAACAATTTTTGCAATGCGCCACTTTGAGATTACCGAAAGGAAAAACATTTAAAGCGCATCAGCATATATGGCACAGGGTAAACGATGACAGGCTGGCACAGGAAAGCTGGATAGTTTTAAAGGGCATGGTAAAACTGATGCTGTATGATATTGACGGCACTTTAATTCATACAGATTATATCGAGGCTGGCGAGGCTTCTTTTACGTTTGAGGGAGGTCACAATTACGAAATAATGAGCGAGGATTCATTAGTATTTGAATATAAAACCGGGCCGTATTATGGGCAGGAACATGATAAAATATATTTAAATGTAAATCCCGGTGATGACACAGTAGCTATACAATCAGCAAAAGCTATTGCTAAATACTTATAAAAAATGAAACTAATCGTAACAACCTCCGACAAATACCACCACCTAATCCCTGTATTTGCCTATTTACTCAATAAGAACTGGCAATGGCAACAAGTGGAATTAGTAGGCTATAAAGAGCCGCCAAACCTGCCTGATAACTTTAAATTTTCATCATTAGGCGAACAGGGAACGGTAAACGAATGGAGCACAGACCTGCGCCGGTATTTTGAAGCACAGGAAGATGACTGGTTTATTTGGATGATGGAGGACACACTTATTAAGAGCGTGGACGAAAACAAACTAACCGAATGTTACGCTTTAATGATGCCCGGCGTTGGTAGGATAGGCTTAACAAAAGATATTCAAAACAGGGAGCATACAGCAACGCCAGGGGGAATACTATACGCCCATCCTGAAAGCAAATACAGGTTAAGCACACAGCCCTCCATTTGGAATAAAGAATTTCTGTTGCAGTACATGACGGACGGGATGACACCTTGGGAATTTGAAACACAGCCAACAAAAGATAACTGGCATGTAGTAACAACAGAGGAGCCAGCGATAAGGTCAAATGAAGGGGTAAGGCGGCGCAATATTCACGAATTGGATTTGAACGGGTTTAGTGATGAGGAAATTAATCACATAAAAACTTTGGTATGATTAAATACAGCATAGGATGCGGCTGGCGAAACTTTGGCGAGGATTGGTTCCACGTTGACGGCGGCAATTATCCGCACGTTCAAAGCAATGATGTGTTTTTAAAAGGCACTCCAAACAATACCGTTGATTTGATTTACAGCAGCCACCTAATAGCCTATTTCACAAGGGAGCAATTAAAGGAATTGCTTGCCTGTTGGTATAACGCATTAAAGCCCGGCGGCACGTTACAAATAGCCACGCCTGACTTTAAACGGTTATCGTTTATGTACAATGCAGGGCGCTGCCAGTTAAAAGCAATACTCGGGCCGCTGTACGGTATAATGAAAATGAACGGGGAAACAATACAGCATAAAACAGTTTGGGATTATGAAGATTTGGAGAAAGAGTGTACAGCGGCAGGGTTTGTAAATTTTAATATTTACGACCATAAAAAAACATGCCACCCTAACACCGGGAACCGTGAGGATAAATACGATGACCATAGCGCAGCCTTTATTAATGGCAGTTTGATTAGTTTAAATGTTCAATGTAAAAAACCTTTATAATGGAATGGATGGTAAAAGATAAAGTATTAACGGACTACCTGCAAGCCTGCAAGGAAGCTGATTTAAGCAACTTTAAAAGGGATGCAAGGCTGACGAAGATATTTGAGCATAGTACAGAAAGGCAGGGGATTGATTACTTAAACAAGGTTTATCAGGAAAATATATCATTATTTGATAACGAGTTTACCAATGACAAAATTGGAGGGGCAAATAAATATTTTTCTGATAAAGTAGAATATTCGCCATCCACCCTCCAATACATCGGCGTATTATCAAACCTTATAACACACTTTGGTAGCCTTGACGGCTTACGCATCTGCGAAATCGGCGGAGGCTACGGAGGGCAAGCCCGTACAATCTTAGACATTTACAAACCTGCTTGTTACCATATAATTGACCTGTACGAAGTAACACTATTACAATCCCGTTACCTGAAAGAATTTGATTGCGTGGATTGCTTTACGCAGCCAACTGGACAGGAATATGATTTAGTAATAAGCAACTATGCTTTGAGTGAAATCCCCGACAATGACGAGTATATGAAAGAGGTTGTAATTAAAAGCAAGCACGGCTACATCACCTGTAACACAGATTTTGTAAAGCTGCCTTTTGAGCATAAACGCTTGCCGGATATTCCGAGCGAAGCAAAAGAAAATTATATACTTGTATGGTAATCTGCACCTCAATAACCAAATCCTACCTTGAAAAATCTAAGCCATTTTTCACATCAGTAAACCAAAATTTTACAGGCAGAAAGGTTTGTTTTACCATTGGATTAACTGCTGAAATAGAAGGATGGGAAACAATCTCCGTTTTGCCGCAATTCAAATGGCGCCCTAAAAACAGGGAAGATTATTACAGCCTGCAACATGGCGAATTTATCCAGCACTTACAAGTAGAGGATGAGGAAATGATTTTATTCCTTGACAGCGATATTGTATTACAAAGGGAATTTGATTTAGAATTCCCGGCAACCGATGGCGTATTAGTTACCCAATTCTCATATCCTGCATTAAAACTATTTGAAGTAGTAAGGAATTTGGGAATAAGAGGCAATAAAGAAAGGTTTTACGATAAGTACAAATGCTTTTTGCAGCGTGAGTTTTGCGGCTGCTTCCTGATGGCAAAGGCAAAGACCTGGAAAATAATATTTGAACTGGTAAAGCAAAATATTACCATGCTTGACCGTTTCGAGCATCACGCCGCATGGCAGTTGCTTTTAAATGTTGTTATCTCCAATAAACTTAAAGCCTATGTATTGCCGGAACATATTTGTAATGCTGAATGGTACAGCGGAACAAATATGAAAGACGGGAAGGTGGGCGATGAAGTTGTTTATTTTAATCACACAAAATTTAATTGAGATGGCAAAGCCAATATTAGTTGTTGATATTCCAGTAGAACAATTAGAAAGAAGTTCTAAAATTGAGGAGTATATAAAAACTAAAACTGGTAATGAGTACCATATATTATTAAGGGGAATGGCAAGCCCTGCACATGGAATACAATGCTTTAATGATTGTAGTGGGCTTGAAGATATTGAAATTGAAAAATTAATTAACGAACTAAAAGAAATACAATGCAACCCGACTGGAACACCGTAACCGAATTTGAAAAGCAGATAGCGGCGTTTTACGGTGCGCCTTACGCAGTGGCGGTTGATAGCTGCACGCATGGGATTGAATTGTGTTTGAGGTATTGTAAAACAACATTTTTGATGTCGCCAAAAAGAACTTATTTATCAGTGCCTATGTTGGCAAAAAAAATAGGCACTTCCCTATATTGGATGGATTGGAATTGGGATGAATATTATTCTGTTACCGGGGATTTTTCCCCACAAATAATTGATGCTGCTGTTCTATGGCGCAAAGGCAGTTATTTATCCGGGTCTTTCATGTGTCTTTCCTTTCAATACCAAAAACACCTTTCATTGGGGCGTGGCGGCATGATACTTTGCCCCGATAAAGAAAGCGCAGAACAACTAAAGAAAATGTCTTACGATGGCAGATTGCCGGGCGTACCGTGGCGTGAACAGGATATTGATACAATGGGCTATCATTACTACATGACACCGGACACGGCGGCGTTAGGCTTACAGAAGTTGCCTAAAGCTATTGCAACAGAGCCGAGGAAATGGACGGTTAACGACTGGCCCGATTTAACACAGATGAAAATATTTAAGCAATGCCAATAGGATTTCAGAAATATTTAATTGACAAGGGCTTTAAAAGGACTTGCATAAAGGCTTCAGACAAGGTAGAAACAGAAGATTACGAAAGCCTGTTTTTGAGTTCATACAACCCATTACAGTATAACTTCTATAAAGATGAAGTTTACTGTTTTTGGGGGCTGGTTGAAAAGGATAAACCAGCAGTAATGTATTTAGGTGCTAATAAGATTAGGGTAGTACAGAACAATAGTAATCACAGGACAAAAGAAGATGCGTATAGGATTCTTTTTAGCAAATGGAAAGAGGAAATGTTTGATATTATTTACGATGTATTAATTAGTAAAGATAAAAGAATAGTTGTTGATTGCTATAAAGAGGATGACATAAAAATTTATATTGAATCCGAATAAAAAATCCAATCCCCTATGAAAAAAGCACTAATAACCGGCATTGCAGGTCAAGATGGCAGTTACCTTTCAGAATACTTACTATCATTAGGATATGAAGTACATGGCACGATAAGAAGAAACAGCACCCCAGAGCATCAGGAAAACCGTATCAGCCATTTAGAGGAAAAGATACATACTTACTATGCCGACCTTAACGACACTGGCAGCCTGTATAAATTACTCTCTGAAATACAGCCGGATGAAATCTACAATTTAGCAGCGCAAAGCCATGTGCGGATAAGCTATGATAACCCACAGTTAACGGCGCAAAGCAATGCTATTGGCGTGCTGAATTTATTAGAAGCGATAAAACACTGCTGCCAAAAAGCAAAAGTATATCAGGCAAGCAGCAGCGAAATGTTTGGCAGCAGTGTAGATAAAGATGGCTTCCAGCGTGAAACTACACCAATGCACCCGGTTAGCCCTTACGGCTGCTCAAAAGTATTTGGATATAATATCATCAGGAATTACCGCCATGCTTTTGGTATGTACGCAGCCAACGGCATTTTGTTTAACCACGAAAGCCCACGCCGGGGCAGCAACTTTGTAACTAATAAAGTGGTGAAAGGTGCGGTGAGAATAAAATTAGGGCTTCAGGATAAGTTAGAATTGGGCAACCTTGACAGCTACCGGGATTGGGGGCATAGCAAAGACTATGTACGGGCTATGCACTTAATATTACAACAGCCGGAGCCTGGCGATTATGTTGTTTCCACAATGAAAACCCATTCTGTAAGGGATATGGTGCAGTATGTTTTCGGAAAGCTTGGACTGGATCGGGAAAAGTATGTAGTAAGCAACGATAAATTTAAGCGCCCACAGGAATTGGATTATTTGAAAGGGGACAGCAGTAAAATACGGGCGTTAGGATGGGAGCCGGAATATACATTTGAAAGCATGATGAATGAAATGTTAGTACACTGGCTTTTAATACTGACAAATGAAAATAAAATTGATAAGTACCTTATAGCAGCATGAAAGCTATTTACACAGCCATAATCGGCAACTATGAAGAATTAAAAGAGCCAACGGTAATAACGCCGGGGTTTGACTATATCTGCTTTACTGACCAGCCATTAAAAAGCAAAGTTTGGCAGATACGGAAAATAGAAGTAGAACCGGGATTGACACCGCAAAGAATGGCGAGGAAAATAAAGATTTTGCCGCATATTTTCTTACCTTCATACACATTTACTTTTTGGCTGGATGCCTCTTTTCAGATTAACTGCGACTTGACAAAATTTGTCAACTATTTTAAACCGCCGTTAACCTGCCCGGCGCACCCATTACGCCATTGCTGGCTGCAAGAAGCAAACAGTTGTATCGCTAATAAAAGAGGCAACGCAGAGGATATAGCAAGGCAAAGGGACGATTATAAAGCGTTAGAAGTACCACAGGCAAGGGGAATAATTACCAGTGGGTTATTGATGAGGGATAACAGCACAGAATGTATAAATATGTGTAATGATTGGTGGGCAGAGGTTGAAAAGTACAGCACAAGAGACCAGTTAGCATTTGCAAGGATTGGCAGGGGGCATAACCACCATTTATTCAGGTGGGATTATTCGCAAAGTAAAGAATTAAAATACATCAGGCATTTTCATTTACGGCATTGAGTATATCTATCGGCATATCTTTTGAGTGGGATGAAAGGCCCGGCGATGGCAGGCTATGTTATAACTGCGAAAGCGTAATGATAGGGAAAATGTTTGTGCTTTGTTTATTTATAAACAACATGGGTACAACAGAAGTAGAGGAAAGCAAGACAAAAATAATTTGTGAACATTGTAAAATAAATTTAGATGACAGCAACAGCAATCCGTAACCACACACAGCTTTTAAATTATCTGGTTGAGAAATACAACCTGAAAAGCTATTTGGAAATCGGGACTCAGCGAGCCGAGAATAATTTTATCAAGATAAATGCAGATTTTAAAGTTGGTGTAGACCCTGAACCCGTTACTATTGTAGATGGCATAGTAAAAATGAAATCGGATGATTATTTTAAATCAAGGGATGAAAATAAAATACATCAAAGAACTTTTGACCTTGTGTTCATTGACGGATTACACCACGCCGACCAAGTTAAACGTGATTTTGAAAACTCCATCCGCTGCCTGAATGATGGCGGTTTTATTGTTATTCACGATACATTGCCGGAAGATGAAAGCACAACTCACGTGCCGAGGGATAGTAAAATTTGGCATGGGGACGTTTATAAGTTTGCGATGGGCTTAGGCGCTTATGATGGGATTAAATTTTATACAATAAATATGGATTGTGGCTGTACCGTTGTATGGAAAGAAGGTACTTCAAATCATGCAAGGTTTTATGCAACAGATACAAGTTTTGATAATTACTTAGCTTGTAGAAAACAAACTTTGCGAATTATCCAGCCTGACGAAATAGAAAAATACTTTTAAGTGAAACTCCCTTTTGCCACCTGTGGAAACGACAAGCAAAAAGAAGTAGCCCGGCTATGGGTTAATGATACTATTACCGATATTGTTTACGGCGGCTCTAAAGGTTCAGGCAAATCATTTTTAGGCGTTTCGCTGATATTTGGCGATGCTTTTATATACCCCGGCACACATTATTTTATTGCCCGTGTTTCCCTTACCAACATAAGAAAGTTTACTATTCCTTCTATTATGGAGGTATTTCAGATATGGGGGATTACTGAAAAATACTACAAATACAACGGGCAAGACAATTACTTTGAATTACACAACGGTTCAAGGGTTTATTTATTAGATGCGGCGCCACAGCCACGGGATGAATTGTATATGCGTTTTGGTTCTATGCAAATGACAAGGGGATGGCTGGAGGAATCGGGCGAATTTCACGAAGCAGCAAAGAACAACCTTGCCGCATCTATTGGCAGGTGGAAAAATGATGTTTATAAACTAAAGCCCAAGCTACTTCAAACCTGCAACCCGTCTAAAAATTACCTTTACAGGGATTACTACCGAAAAAAGAAAGAAGGAAACTTAGAGGAATGGAAAGCCTTTGTACAGGCATTGCCACAAGACAATAAAAAACTGCCTGAAGGCTATTTAGATAATCTTCGCCGTGTACTTACGCCAAACCAGCGCAAAAGATTATTGGATGGCGATTGGGAATTTGACGACAGCCCCGATATTTTAATTGAGTATGAAAAAATACTTGATTGCTTTACCAATGAGTTTATCGAGCCGGGTAAAAAATATATTACCGCCGACCTTGCACGTTTAGGCGGCGATAGGATTGTAAAAATAGAATGGGAAGGATTTAGAGGCACGGTAACATGGTGGAGCCGGGAGTTATTAAACGAAACAGGTAAAAGACTTGAACAGGCACGTTTAAAAATGCAGATAGGAAAGAGCGATGTTGTTGTGGACGAAGATGGTTTAGGGGGAGGGATTGTAGACTATGAAAAGTTTACCGGGTTTGTAAATAATTCATCTGCCTTGCCTTCACCTGATGCACCGTATAACGATAAAGGCAAGCAAGAAAAAGAGAATTTTGACAACCTGAAAAGCCAATGCAGCTTCAGGATGGCAGACCGGATAAATAAAAATGGTTTATATTTGATGTGCGAAGATGAAATAAAACAGTTGATTATTGAGGAAATGGAGCAGGTGAAGCAGAAGAAAATGGACAGTGATATGAAGAAGGGTTTGCTTCCAAAAGACAAGGTAAAAGAGATATTAGGGCGCTCGCCTGACTTTTGGGATGCAATAATGATGCGTGAATATTTTGAACTGAAACCGGCAAGGGTTTTCGCAGATGCAATGTACTAAATACCTATGAAAATATGTTTGGATTAAAAACAGCCAAGCAAGTGGAAGCGCTTGTGGGGCAAGTAACCGAATTGAAAACACAGCTTACTACACAGGCTGAACAGTTTGAAATAAAAATATCTGAAGAAAGAGGCATGATTGAAAAGGCGAGTAAAAACGCTTTGGAAAATGCCTTTAGAAACATCACCACACAGATATTCCCCAATTACACCACAGCAACACAGAGCCAGGCTTATCAAACGCTGGACGATTTATATTCTGTTGTTTCCCGTATCGCCACTGCCGCTGCCATGATACCTATGTACGCAGAAACAAAAGACGGCGAAGAATTGCCGGAAACAGATAAGTTAAATGTTTTCCTTTCTACCTTTTCTCTTGAACAAAGGATTTCATTTTATACATACCTTTTATTGCACGGCGAAGTAATCGCTGTAAAAGATAAACTGGACTTTGGCATTAATGCAGGCTTGCAGAAATTGATTACAATACACCCGGCAAGCGTTACTACATTTATTACAAAATCATTCCCTTACGAAGTTGTTGGTTATCGTTACTATGATAACCTAAGCGGAGAAATGATTGATTATTTAAAAGAGGAAGTATTCCACGTTAAAATGTTTAATCCTGATGTGGATATAAACATGCAGGTAAGAGGATTGCCACCTATTAAGGTTCTTACACAGCGATTGACAAGGGTAAAGGCTGGCTTGGATGTGAGTGTGGCACAGATGCAAAACGGCGGCTTGCCGGGGGTGTTATTTCCTAAAGTGCCGGGCATGCCATTAGAAACAGCTGCTCAAAAGCGTGATAATTTCGGTAAATTTATTCAAAACAGGGATAATAAAGGCGCTCCATATTTTTCAGCAGATGAAATGGGCTACTTCGCTATCGGTTCAAACCTTGCTGATATGAGTGTGGCAGAACTGGCAACCCTTGACCTTGACAAGATTTGCAACGCCTATCATGTGCCTTCGAGTGAGTTTAATAATAAGAACGCAAGCACAGAAAGCAATGTAGAAACCCACAACAAAAGTTTCTTTACCAACGGTGTATTGCCTATTGTATGCCTTGTAATTGACGGCATGAACAGACAGGTAGTGCCGGACATAAAAACAAAAGGAATTATAAAAGAAGATATTACCGATATACAGGAATTGCAACCAAACATGAAAGAGATTGCAGATGCCCTTGCTGCTATGCCGGTAATGATACCAAATGATGTAATGGAAAAGATGGGATGGGAAAGACAGGATGATGAACTAATGGAAAAGGTTTACATCAAATCAGGTTATCAGCAAATTGATGAACTTAACATGCAAATACCTGATGTAAACAACACAGCAGGCGATTACAACAACACCGGCGCAAATGTAGTACCAATAAAACGTGCTGCAAATGGATAGCGATGGGAAGTCTATACAATCCATTGCAGATGAAGTAAGCAAGGCAATTGTCCGCACGTTAAATAATAATTTCCCCACTGTTACCTGCCCTGAAAAGAAACAACGGGCGAAGGTGAAAAGGGAAAAGGTTATACAGGAAGTAAGCAACCGTTTTACAACCGCCGGGCCTGCTCAAATAAAATAAGGGCTAAGTAAAAACAAAGCCCTTTCTGTATGTCCGTTTCCTTTAAAAACCCGAGTAAAAATAATTATAATTTTTATACTTTCAAAATATTCTGAAAATAAATGACCCCACAAGAACAAGACGAACACTGGCTGAAGTTCCACCGTTTTCAGATGCGGTATGAAAATATATTCACCCCGAAATTTAATAAAGCTATTCAGGAACAAATAAAACAGTACAAAGAAAGCGGTACTGTAATGGCTGTTACCTCAACTCCTATATATTCAGTTCTCACACAGGTTTATTACGAAATTCCCCAAATATGGGCAGCACGTTCAACGGTTGGCATAAGAAACCAAAAAGCAAGGGCGCCAATAGGCTTTAACCAGCGTATCATTGAATTAATGAAAGCCTATTATGGAATTGATTTGTTAAACGATGCTGAAGGCATTACAGATACATTCAAAGAAATAATACAAACAGTATTAAGCGATGCCGCTGCTAACGGATGGGGTTTTGATGAAGTAGTAAAGAGAATTGAGTTTTTAAATGCCAAACGTGCAAGGACGATAGCAAGAACAGAAACAGTTGGCGCTGCAAATGCCGCCTCTAATATCGCAGCCCTTGAAACCGGGTTAGTAATGGATAAGATATGGATTAGTGCAAGGGATAACCGTGTGCGGCCCCATCACAGGCAAGTTAACCAGCAAACCGTTGGCATAAATGAATTATTTACCGTTGGCAGTTCTAAAATGAATTTCCCTGGCGATAAGCAGGGCGGCGCTGATGAATGTGTGAATTGCCGTTGCACTCATGCGTTTATACCTAAGCGTGATAGTAATGGCAGGTTGATAAGGAATTAAATAACGGCTACCCGAATAGCCGTGTTAAAAACTACGCTACCTTTTTACCAGAATCCACATGCAATTTTAAAATCTTTTTGATAAGGTAGTGCAGGCTTCTGTCTGCCTGAACCGCTTCCATTTGGAGCGGTTTTTTTAATTCCCCCAGCCGCACAGGGAATGGCTTGTTGTCTGCATTTTTCATGTATACGAATTGATATTGGTTGTATAAAGATACTACAAAAACTTTCAATACAAATTAGTTTTACGAAGAAATTTAAAGTTTCAGAAATTATTGAATGTTAAAGGCGCTCATTAAGAATACCGTTCAGGATTTGGATAAAAGCGGCGTGGTAACTGTTGCCGCCAACGCTTTCGGCAACGTGGATTCGGACGGCGATATTTCTATGCCGGGTTCTTTTACAAAGACCCTTAAAGAAAATATGAGCCGCATGCGCTGGCTGAAGAACCACCAAAGAGACCAGCTTTTAGGAGTTGTTCTTAGTGGGCATGAAACATCGGAGCATTTGGTAATGCGTGGGCAAATCAACATGAAGAAGCAGTTGGGGATGGACACTTACGCCGATTACCTGCTGTTTGCTGAAAACAATTTAAGCCTTGAACATTCTATCGGTGTTGATGCGGTTAAGTTCTTAGAAGACAGGGATAATGAGGTTAGGAAAGTGCTTGAATGGAAAATGTGGGAATATTCAACACTCGACACATGGGGCGCAAATTCAAACACCCCGGCGCTCGACATCAAAGCAATTGACATTCTGCCAATGGTAGGGATGCTCGAATTGAAACTAAAAAAAGGGAAATATTCAGACGAAAGGTTTATTGAAATAGACAATTGTTTATCTCATTTAAAATCACTGCTCACATTAAGGGAAGTAAAAGAGCAGCCGGTTCCAGCAGACGCACTTGCAGGGCTTTCGGCGGATTTCTTAAAAACATTAGCATAACAATCTACAAAAAAAATCTATGAAAATCAATAAATTTTATACTGCCGATGAAAAAGACAAAGGCGGCAACCCGGCTCCGGTAACAAAGGAGGATGTTCTAAAAGAACTCACTACAATTAAATCTGCCCTTGAAAAAAACCTTACTGAAAAGGCAGAAAAGCAAGACAAAAACTTTCAGGAAAAATTAGATGCAGTTAACGCTTCAATTGAAACGCTTAAAAATGCAAAGCCTGAAGTAACAGCAGAAGAATTTCAGAAAGTTTCTGATGAACTGGCTGTAACAATAAAAGCCTTTGACCTGTTGCAAACACAGGTTAAAAACAACAGCCGCAAAAGCCCTGCACAGCCTGAAGATACAAGCCTTCACGGGCAGATTTCAAAAGCCTTGTTTGAAAAGAAAGATGAAATAACATCTGAATCAATACTCGGCAAAAAGGCGATTAAAGAGCAAGGCATGAAATTAAAAGCCGCTGGCGATATGAGCGTGATTGCGAATATTTCTACTGGCGTGGTTCCTAACACATACAGGAACGGGCTTGTGCCACAGCCTTTTGAAATGATTCACCTGCGCAACCTTGTTTCGGTTACTCCTTCTGATACTGATTCCTACCATTTCTTCCGCCATGCCACAACAGGCGAAGGCGCTATCACATGGCAGGGCAACGAATACGGTACAAAGGCGCAGTTTGACGAAGATTTGACAGAGGTAACAGTTAACCTTGATTACTTAGCTGGCTATGTACGCATCAGCCGTAAGATGTTGAGGAACTTCTCTGCATTGCAGGCTTACTTAACAAGGTTCCTCCCTGAAAAATACTACCAGGCAGAAGATACAAAAGGCTACCAATATATTTTGGCTAACGCTACCGGCACACAGGATGCAACCGGCACAGACCTTTTCAGCGTAATTATACGCACCATCGGCAAGCAAAGGAAAGCAAGGTACAATGTAACAGGTATGGTGATGGACGGCGAATTGTGGGCGAAGTTGCTTACTTACAAAGCCTCTACTTCAGGCGAGTTTACAGCGCCTATTGGTGTAATTACTTTGACAGCTACCGGGCAAATGCTGATTTGCGGCATACCTGTTTACGTGGCTTCATGGGTTGGCGCTGATGAAGTAATACTGGCAGACTGGAATTTCATTGAAATTATACAAAGCGAGGCGCTGTCTTTGGGCTTCTTTGAGCAAGACGGCAACAACGTAACTAAGAACATGATTACGGCAAGGATTGAGGCAAGCATTGCGTTTGCTTTGACCGACCCGAAAGCAGTTGTAGTTGCAGCTTTGGAATCAGTTTCTTAAACTAATTACCTATTGAAAAATAAAAGCCTGCCTAATACCGGGCAGGCTTTTTTAAAACATGGCTAAACTGATAGGGATATATTCTATTACAAGCCCAGATGGAAAGGTGTACATCGGTCAAAGCTGGGATATAAATGACAGATGGAGCGCTCATAGAAAAGGTTCTAAGCACTGCAAAAAGCTCATTGAATCATTGTTAAAATTCGGATGCGAAAATCACATTTTCAAAGTATGCCATGAATTGCCGAAAGATACGGAGCAGTCAGTTTTAAATAAATACGAGCAATTGTATATGGATGCATTTAGAGATGTAGGTATCGAGTTGCTTAATCTTAGAGAGGGCGGCGGAAGAGGTAGGCACTCTGAAGAATCTAAATTGCGAATGTCTAATTCTAATAAAGGAAGAATTATTTCGGAAGAAGCTAAGGCAAAAATGTCATTAGCAAAAAAAGGAAAAAGATTGTGTGATAAGGCTATCATAAACAGCAGATTATCAAGAATAGGCAAAAAGATGCCAATAGAATCTGTAATCAAGTCAAGTATAGCTCGGGCTGGAGTAAAAAGAACTGAAGAAACAAAAAGAAAATTATCGGAAATCCATAAAGGAAAGCCTTGGTCTGAAGCAAGAAGAGAAGCACAGAACAACATAAAGAATGGCAAACTACACCAATAACGAGGATAAAAGAGGCTGCAAAGAAACGGGGCTTTATAACAACGTCCTCAAAGTTGAATTAGGCACAGGAACAGAACCGGTTGATACAGACGAGTTAAAAGCATGGGGAAAGATTGAACAGGATGAAGACGATGATATTATAACGGCTTTGGGTATCGCAGCAAGGCAGGTTTGCGAGCAGTTTTCGGGATTAGGTTTTTTTAGCAGAACGGTAACAGCGCACATTGAAAATGCAAATGGCGGTTTTGGATTGCCTTACGGGCCAGTAACAACAACGCCAACGGCAACAGATGTAGATGGCAATTCAGTTACGCTTACTTACAACCTGGGGCAAATACAAGAGCCATTTGGCAAGTTGATAGTTAGTTACACAGGCGGTTACGCAACACTGCCAGAGAATTTGAAAACAGCCTTAAAGGCACAGTTCTTATATATGTACGAAAACAGGGGCGAAAGCAATACCGGCATTTCCCCAGTTGCTGAAATGATTTTAAAACCGTTGAGGGTAGTTGTGTGAATGGGTTGAAAGACATATCAAGGCTAAACAAACGAGTTACTATAAAACAGTGGCGCAATGTTCAGGATAATGCCGCTGGCACAAGCTATGATGAAGAAGTAACAAGTTTTGAGGTATGGGCTAACAAAAAAAACAGGACAGGCAGCAATACCTATAATGCCATGCAGCCACAGTGGAATTATGAAACAACTTTTACCATCCGGCATGATGAAAGGGTAAAATCAAATTTCACGGTTGACAGCGATGGGCAGCGGTATAAAATAGACAGCATCGAGATTGACAACGATGCGTACAAAGGCATGATGAAATTAAGATGCACAACTACTGACATTGGATTAAACATAAGCTAATGGGCGGCTTTAAAATACAGGTAACAGGATTGGATAAGGCGCTTAAAAAGCTGGATGTAAAAAAGTTTAACCAGGATATAACAGACGAATTAAATGCTTTTGGTTTTGATGTTTCAAGGGATGCAAAGCAATTAGTTCCGGTTGATGAAGGGTTTTTAAAAAATTCAATTTCACACGCTACTGAAAACCTGTCCGTTTAAATTGTTGCAAGCGCAAATTATGCCGGATATGTTGAGTTTGGAACAAGAAAATTTGCTGCTGAACACGTTGCTTCACTGCCAGCAGAATGGCAAGAGTTAGCAAGGGAAAGCAAAGGAGGCGGTGGCGGTTCGTTCATTGAATTTATACAAAGGTTAATCGGGTGGTGCAAACGAAAGGGAATTGATGAAAAAGCAGCCTATCCGATAGCAAAGAAAATACTGGTTAACGGGGTTAAAGCACAGCCTTTTTTATTTCCGGCTTATGAAAAAAACCGCCCGTTGCTCATTGAAAGGTTAAAGAAATTATTAGATGCGTGATATAAATGAACCGTTGAGAATAGCTTATGCTGCTGCACTATCCCAGATAAGTGTCCCGGTTTATTATAACACGCTTCCAAGTAATAAAAACGAATCGTCTTATGTGATTTTTCGCAGCATCACTAATAACGATGCAAGCACAAAATCAACATTTGACACAAGCACAACAATAGTAGTTGACATTTTTACAAAAGCCAATATCGGCAACAGTGGATTAACAGTTGACAGGATTGCCGATGAGGTTTTGCAAGTTCTTTATTCAGGCAGGCAAAGTAATTTATCATTAAGCCGGGGGCAGATAGTAAATACTGAAATAGCCAACGATGTTACACAGGAGCCTTTAAATATAGCACAGTTTAGTTATATGCAAAGGACAATAACATTCAGGCATATTATTTATGTAGAAGGCTCCAGCGTTGATAATTCGGTTGTAGTTATTTCCGATGGTGGGATATTCAGGCTTAACTATTCGGCAACAGGCGGCGAAAATTATTTTACTAACACGCTGTTGCAGGGCAAAAGTATTATTGATGTAAACAGGGACGGGATTAGTTGCAGCGAGATTTTAACAAGTGGAACGCCTGTTGACAAAGAATGTTTATATACATCGGCACAGGGAAAAATAACCTTTGCAAGCAATTTAGAACCTAACGAAAAAATATTTGTACTCTATCAATTAAATTAAAATAAAATGGCAGAACGTAAAGTACCAGGCAATGATGTTTTATTATTTGTAGGCACAGACGGTATTACATACGATACTATCGTATGCCTTACATCAAACGGCATAACAAGGGCAACTGGCGAAATTGAAGCCAACACAAAATGCGGCCCTGACAAGTTGCCTGGAACGCAAACAAACAGCGTTTCGTTTGAAGGGCAAATATTAGTTGAGCCTTCTGCCGGGAAGGCAAGCACAGACCAGTTAGATGATTACTGGCGCAACACAACAACTATTTATTGGAAGATGGGAAAAGCAAACCCAGGCATCGGTGATGTTACCTATTACGGCACAGGGTACATTTCACAGTTAGATGAAAATTACGCACAGGATTCTTCAGGCACATTTACCGGCACTATTGCACCTTATGGGATTATAAATAAAACAACTGCTACTTCTTAATGAGTTATTGCAGAATAAACATAGGCGGCAAAGAACGTGGGCTTAAGTTTAATCAGTTGGCGTGGTTAATATTTAATGAAAAAATTGATAGAGGGCATGTTTTACAAACCGCAGCTTACGCCCTTGTTTATGCCGGGTTAAAAGCAAACTGCTATGTAAAAAGCGAAGAAGCAGATTTTGATTTTGAAAAGGTATGCGAGTGGGTAGAAAGTGTTAGCGATGAGGATTTAGAGAAGGTTAATAACGCTTTTCAGGAAACGCAGTTTTATAAAAACAGCGAAGCGTATAAAAAAGAGCAAGAAGGCTCAAAAAAAAAATCAGCCATGAGGAATACAAAGGGCAATGCCTTGAAATAGCATTAGGCAAATTAGGCTGGACAGAGAGAGAATATTATTTGAGTAGCCCCGAAGCAGTTTTTTATGCCTTTCGGGGCTATTTCTCAAAGATTCAGGATGACAGCCTTGCAATAAGAAATGCCGCAACAATTATTTACCGGGCATTGGGTGGCAAAAAGAACATGGACACGATATGGCCGCTAACTAACGATGAACCAAAAGGAACATTTGCACAGCCTACCAAAGAGTGGTGGGATGAAATGAGAAACAAGCAAGCCTTAATTGATAAACAAATTTTAAGTGAGCGAAGTAAGGATAAAACTAACGGCTGATGTTGCGCAGGCTAATACAGGGCTGAAAAGCGTACAACAGAACCTTGCCGCCACTGCTGCATCGGCTGTAAAAGCTGATAGCTCCCTTCAGAAATTAGGCAACGGTTCTAACCAGGCAGGCAATGCCCTTACTAATCTAAGCCGTGTCGTTCAAGATGCCCCATTTGGTTTTATCGGCATACAAAATAACATTAACCCACTCTTAGAAAGTTTCCAGCGGTTAAAAGTAGAAACAGGTTCAACAGGCGGTGCATTAAAAGCATTAGCAGGCAGCCTTGCTGGCGGCGCCGGGTTAGGTTTAGCTGTTTCTGCTGCTACAACTGCGTTGACACTACTTGCTCAAAGCGGATTTTTTAGTGCCGGTAAAGAAGCAAACAAAGCTGCTGAAGAAGCAAAAAAATATAAAGACGAAGTAAAGGGAATAACAGAAAGCGCAGCAAAGGAACAGGCTAATGTTTTGATATTGGTTAAAGCCCTTGAAAGCGAAAATACATCAAGGCGTGAAAAGAAAGCTGCACTGGAAGAATTGCAGCAGATAAACCCGAAATATTTCGGCGACCTGAAAATAGAAAACGATTTAATAATAGGGTTATCCGCTGCGTATGAAAAATACAAAAACTCTATAATAGCTGCTATTCAGAATAAGATTGATGAAAAGAAACTTGAAGCGGTATTAGAAAAAATAAATACCGCAACAGAACAGCAGCAGCAAAACCAGGTTTTTGTAAAAATAAATCAAGAGAGGATAAACCAACTTTATAAAGCAGGCGGCGCTGAATATGCAAGGCAGTTGGAGTTTCAGAACGAAAACCTTAATAATACATCAAAATTAAATAAGTTAGAACGTGAGCGTGATGAAATACTAAAGCGTATTGCAGACAGGAATTTTGAAGGCGAAATAGACTTAAAAACAGAAAAGGCAAAAAAAGAAGCAGAAACAATACAATCCGTATTGTCAAAGTTAGCCCGTGAGATTGATTTCCTTAATACCAAAGAAATTGTTTTTAACACCAACGAAACAAAAAATAAGGTAAAGGAAATTGAAAGCACTATCGAAAAACTGATACGTGATTTTAAGGTAAGCCCAAAGGATTCGATAATTCAAAAATTATTCGGGCAGGGGTTGCTAATAGATGCTTCGTTTGTAGAGGGAATTGATAAATTAAAAAGCAGCCTTCAGGAAAAGATTGGAGGCGACCCGATAAAAATACCAGCAGCTATTGATGTAAAAGATGCTTTAGATAAAGCAAGGAAAGATGCAGCAGCAGAATTGGGGCGAAACCCATTGGTAAAGCCGATAAAACTTCCCTTCAAAACAGATGATATTTTTAAAGAGCAAGAACAAAGGCTAAGGCAGTTTATTGGTTCTGCAACAGATGAGTTTTCTAAACTAAGCGAAAATATTTTTAGCGGTATTGGCGAAGCATTGGGAAGCGCATTGACTGGTGCAGAAAATCCAATAGGCGGCTTTTTCTTATCAATAGGGAATCTACTTGCTGATTCGATACAAAACTTAGGCAAATACATTATAACTACTTCAACGCTTGTAGCAAAAATAAGGAGCGTATTGAATGCAGCATTTGCCGGGAACCCGGCTTTGGGCATAGCGGTAGGCGTTGGGTTGATTGCTGTTGGTTCTGCCTTAAAATCATCATTGCCAAAATTTGCAGACGGCGTTAGGAATTTCGGCGGCGGTTTGGCAATAGTTGGTGAACGTGGCCCTGAAGTGGTTCGGCTCCCTTCAGGCAGCGATGTAATACCTAACCACAGGATAAACGGCATGGCAGCAGGCGAGCAAACTGTATTTATAGCAGATACAAGGATTAGCGGTTCAGATATAGTCTTGTCTTACACAAGGCAAACAAACAGAAACAGCAGAAACGGTTTTTAATGGCATACGGGTTAAAATATATGGCTGAATACGACACACTGGGGCAAACTGCTCAAAGATGCCGTATTGAGATTTATGAAAAAAACTATTCAGGAATAGTTTACCCATTAAACTTATCTGCTGAGCCTGTTATACAGAAATATGAAAAAGATGACCCATTTGCGCCGATAAAAGGGTGTGCATTAACGCTTAATTTTCACAATACCGGAGTATTGCCGCTGACTAATTTTTATTCGCCAGAAGATGACCAGTTTAAGGTTATACATTACTTAGCAGGAACGCCAACATTTGTAGGGTTTATTGTTCAGGAAGACAGCAGCGAAGATATGGTTGATTACAGGCACACAGTAAGTATTTCTGCAAATGATAATCTTGGGCTGCTAAAAAATGTGCCACTTAACCAAACACCTATAAACACTTACAGGGTATTCGAGCCTGTATTAATAGCCAGGGGAGCGCCTGATGGGTTAATTATTTCAGAGAATGTTTATGTGCCAAAGGTAGGTGTCCCTTTTAATATTTATGGCACTTCATTCGATGGGTTATACACGCCAACAGCAGTAGCCGCAGGTTCAGGTTTTTATACTGTTACGGTAGCTGAATCAGTTACAACAGGCTCCGGTGTTGCAGGGTATTTAGCCGTACAGGAAAGCATGAATTTTTACGGGTTCAATAATCTTCTTTCGATTATACAAGCCTGCCTTGCAAACACATCGCTTGAACTTGAAACGGTTGTTTTTGCAAACATATTTGAGGATTCAAACGATACCGGCAATTCATTCTTGCAGCAAACATTTATAAATACACAGACATTTTTAAATGAAACATCATTTGATAATTGCTGGAATGTACTCGAAATAATTTTGAAACGATTTGGGCTTACGCTTTACCAGCAGGGGGGAAGATGGGTAATTATAAGAAACAGGGAGTTCAGGTATGGTGTAATAAATGGGTTTATTTACGATAATACATTCAGGCTTATAGGCACAGAAACAGCCGGGGCATCTGATATACAATTAGGTTTCAACCAAACATATTACCCAATATCAGCGCCACAGCAAAGTTTTATACGGCCGTACAAATACACAAAGCAGACATTTAACTATGAGCAGCCTAAATACCTGCTTAAAAATTACGACCTGCACGAAATAGGGGCGTTAATAACTCAATACACAACAGGCTCCGGCATAAACTTAAAAACAATTAAAGAATATGCGGCTATTTCATGGCAGCCAATACCAAACCCTATCGGGCCGTCTACTTTTATAAGGGTAATTTACGACAATGAAGGCAATGAAATAGACAGGTATCTTGTTCAGCGTGGCCCTACATTGGATTCTGCATTGTCAATAAACGGGGTTCCTTTTGAGGTCGGTATTAACGACAGGATCAGGCTTGATTTTACAATGGTTTCAAATGTATCGCAGGCAGGGCCCGGCAATATACAAATAGCAATAGCATTAACAGACGGCACTACTACCCTGTTTGCTGATGAACGTGCAGGCATTGGATGGATTGCAGGGCAGAGATGGGCTTATTCATTGGGCAGCTTTGACAATATAAACAACACTCAATCCGTATCAATAATAACAAACGCAGTGCCGTTTGCCGGGCTTATATATGTGTACCTGCCTCATATACCGCCAACGCCAATATCACTTACGGATGAAACAAGGATAAAGGATATAAGGCTTACATACATACCGTCAATAAACAACAGCACAAAGGTTATCGGGCATATACATACAAACGAGCAGCCATTAAATATAAAAAACAACAGCGAGGCAGAAATTTTCATAGATGATTCGCCCAGGCCATCTACAAAAGGGACGCTGTTTACCGCTGCTTTTAATGGGTTATTGAGGGAGAAAACAAACAAGTGGTTCCGTTCTGTTAATAATACCGAAAGGCTAAGGGTTGGTGAAATTGAAACATTTGAGGAGTTGTACAACAACGGGGTTCCACGTGCAAAAATAGAAGGTGATTTTGTAAATATTAGCGGCGTTGGCTTATTGTCAAAAATCAACTATTCGCCATTTAATATAAGTATGATTGTTGGCAGCCTTGAAATAAGGTACAGGCAAAACCAATTCAGCGCAACATTATACGAAATACCAAATGGAGGAAGCGACAGCGATATAGATAACACTTACACTTTTGAATATATATTTTCTACAAGATAATGGCAACAGTATTAGGCAAAAATGTAAGGGTGATGATTTACGACAATGGCGGCTGGAGGCTGTATGCCTGTGCTACTAATTGCTCCATAACAGTAAGTGCCAGTGTTTTGGAAACATCAACAACCGGCAGCGGCGCATGGGCAACAAACGAGTATGAAAAACTAAGCTGGATTGCAACGCTTGAAGGTGTGGTTAATTTGGATGAGCCGGGGAAGCTGACATTAGCAGATTTGAGGGCAAAGCAGATAGCATTTGAAAAGATTTTAATACACTATGAAAGAGAAGATGAGCAAGGCAATGTTTATACAGACGAAGGAACGGCATTAATAACAAGCAGTTCAGATACAGGCGATGTAAACGACAGGGCTGGGTTTACTATTGAATTGCAGGGAACGGGAGCGTTGACACAAATATTTACACCAACACAATTAGCATTATCAGCAATGAGAAGATACGAAGGAACAGCAACGGGAGGCGAAACGGTTATAAATATACCATCGCTTGCAAACATGGATATTATGGAAGTTGTGAGGGATGGCATGGGTTACAGTTCAATTATTACCAGCGGCACACCCGTTGACAAGCAAGTTAAATACACGGTTTCAAACGGTGATTTCGAGTGGATGGTTCCATTTGAGCCAAACGAAAACTATTACATTTTATACCAATCAATATGAGGCTACTAATAATTATATCAATGATGTTTGGCACGGCTTACAGCCAATGTTTAGCGCCAACAAGTTTAACAGTATCAAACATTTCAAGCACAGGCGGCAGGCTTACGTTCACGGCGGCAAGCGGTGCGACATTGTATAGCTGGAATGTTTACACAACATACCCATCGCATACATTCGCCACGCAAGGCACAACAACGGCAACATCTTTTAATTTTGCCGGGCTATCCCCTTCCACAGAATACAGGTTGCAGATTGTAACTGTTTGCGGCTTATCTGTTAGTTCGCCGGATAGCGTTGTTTTTACCACGCCTGCATCCACTGTTACTTATACGCCTATGATCAATGCAGGGTATCAGATTAAATATGAAAAAGTAGATAGTGGTTTTGCATTGCCGCTAAGAGATACAGGGCTTTACAGAAATGTTGACAGGGCAGGTTTATTGGTATATAAGCCGGGCGATGGTATTCGTGTTTATGATGGCAGTAAATGGGCTAAGGTTTCTACTAAAACAAACATCTTAGCCTACCCCTTGCGCTCCGATAGCATCAGCCCTGACACTTCAAGAATTTACATACGGCAAAGCTGGCAAGACAGCGCCCTCGCTGGCATATCGCTTTACAATACATTCTTAGTAAGCACCGGGGAGATATTGCTTGATACCGCAACCAGTGAAGTAACGGTGATGGACAATATTATCTTTTATGAGAACGGGATAAGAGATAGTATTACGTCCCCATTTAGTAAAATAATACCATCTGCTGGTACAGGGATGTATCAAACAACCTATTTCTTTATTGACAATACCGGGTCAGCCGATACGGTACGTGGCCCAATTAGTGATGATGTAAATGTACATCCAGCTTTGCCATCAGGAGGAATACTTTTTGCGATAGCCACCACATTTGAAGACAGCGTAATATCAGCCACCACAGTAAATACATATCAACGCACAGCAATAATGTACATTGACCCAGGAACAGGGCAACCAATAACGGACAGTCTTAACAATAGCTATGACAATATAACAAAGAGTATAACAGTAAGTGGGGCTTTTATATCAAACATTTTAGGCGACGTAGCATTTAAGTTAAACGGCGGCAGCAGTGTCAGGGCATACGAAAGCGCCAGCAATGGCAGGCTATACCTCGACGGAGCAGCCAGCAATACAAGCTCGTATGTCATACAAAGAACAGGGTCTTATTTTCAAAATAACAATGCTTTAATGCCTTCGGGCAATTTTATTGTGGGTTGGGATGGCATACCCGCCTCTGAAGTTTCATCTGCAAAATTTGCTATTATAAGCAATTCAAAAGGTTTTTTGCCACCCAAATTAACAGGTTCAGAGCAGGCAGGAATAACAGGCCCGGTAAGCGGTTTGATGATTTACAACACAGACAGTTCGGCACTATGCTATTATAATGGAAGCACATGGGTTAAGATTGGCGGCGGTGGAAGCGGTGGTACGTTGCAAGATGCTTTCGATGCGGCACCAACAGCAGACCCGCAAATAAATGCACATACAAATCCAATTTCTTTTGACAGCTTAGGAGCAGGTTCATTTATGAAATACCATGATGCCTTAACGGACGCTTTTTATGGGTTTGATGCAGACGGCGTATTTGAATTGGGTAATCATAAAAAAGACGGTTTTAAAAATGCAAGGTTTTCTTTTACTAATAATTCAGCATTCCTTGAAGTATTTGATACCTCAAATAAAGGTGGCAGAATTGTTTTTAATGGGAAAAATGTGGAAATATTTGCAGTTAGCTCTACCATAAACGATCTTGCTACTACTGTTTCTTTTGACTCTGTGAAAACTGTTATAACAAACATTGACAGTACAGAAAAAGTTGGTATAAACACTTTTGCGCCAACAAAAGCTTTAGATGTAAATGGCGATACCCGTTTCCGTGCCAACGGCACACCGGCCAGCGGCAAAGTACCGACAGGCACAGACGGCAATGGCAACTGGACATGGCAAACGCCATCAG